GCAGTCCACCAGTGGCCGAAGCACGCTGAAGTAGAGCCTCTTCGCCCTGCTGTGCCAATGCTTGGAAGGTCTCGCCACCTCGAATGCGCTCAATGGCGGCCTGCTCTGCTTCTGGGCCTTGTAGGCCGAGCAATGCCTGCTGCTGCTGGAGCGCAGGAAGACCTGCCTCGGTGTAAGGCTTGAGCAATGCTTGCAGTGCATCGAACTGCCTGCGCTGCTCTGCAATGCCAGCCTCTGCTGCGCCTGCTTGAATGCCTGCGGCCTCTCCTGCTGCATCGGCCTGCATCATGCCGCCAAGCAGTTGCGAGCCTCCAACGATTAAACCAGTGACTGGATCAGGCATGGCTGAACTCCTTCATGTAGTCTTCAAATTTCTCGCCATACAACTCCATGACGCTGCTTGCATCTTCTGTCGCACGACGAGTGCCGTGGCACAGCGCCACGGTCATCAGCACAACGTCATAGTATCCTGCACGCCAGATAAATGACCGTGCATCGGCCTTGCCTGATCGCTCGGCCTGGTCGGAGGCCTGCCACTTCAGAATCATGGTGGCCACTATGGGTGCGAGGCTGTGGGAGTTGGCAATCCAAAATGTGTTCTGGTTCATGCCTACCAGGGTGTTCCAGATCACCGCATTGAGGTCTTCGCGCTCGACTGGATCACCGTCTGCGACATCATCAAAGACCTGTATGGCCCCATAAAGCATGAGCAGCCACTCAACGGCTGGCGTTGGGAGCGCGAAAACCCTTTGCAGGTTCACTCTCAACCAATCGACACCAGACATGCGCAGCTCCTGTTCAGGGTGAGCTGCTGGCGGCTCGATAGGCTCAGCGGCTGCATTTTCCCACATTTCGGCATCCCGTCAATATTCTTCTTCTTCTTCCCGGTCTTCCCAGGCCTGGCAGACGCGCATGTCATTGCAGATAAAGTTCAGCTTTTCACAGTGGCCACGAAAGCCTGCGCCCTTGTCGTAGGCTGCCATCGGGATGCGCTCGATCTTGACTTGGGCCATGAAACTGTTGTCGTAGTAACCACAGTTTGAGCAATGTTTGCGCCGTGCGTCCTTTTCGCTGCACTGCATAGCCTCGGCCAGCCCTGCGTAAAACTCCTTGTTTGCGCCTGGCTCATTGGTTGGCATCTCTGGGCCGTAGTTCCAATCCTGCACCGCAATGACATAGTTCTTCTTGTTTTCTGCCGTGGTGATGAATTCCTCATCCATCGGCAGGCCCATAAAGCCCTTGGGCATCATCATGAATTTGTCCATGCTGTTCTCCTTTAAGTGATTTCTCGGCCAGATGCGCGGATTGTCAACGATGTGGCTGCGCTGGCGATGGTGGAGATGAAGCCACTCGGCTCCAATGCCTGGCCAACCAGTTCTGGGAAAGTGTAGGTCTCATCCGGTACGATGCTGCGGGTGTCCACGATCAAGTTGTTCGTGCCTGCACTGCCGCCACTGGTCACCAGGTTGACGCTGATGGTCACATTTGCTGCGCTCGTGTTGGTGGCAGTGAACTTGTCGATGATGGCCTTGCAGTTGGTGGCAGTGTACTGAGTGGTCTGGCTATTCTCGGCCTGCTTGGCAGGAATCAGCACTTTGATGATGACGGTCATTGGACACCTCCGATGTTGTTGTTGACTGTGAGAATTATGGACGGAATACCTGGGTGCGGTGCAGCCGCAGGAAAGGCGGTAACCTCGACGCTGAGGTCGGTGACCGAGAACATCAGCTCGACATAATCGTTGGCCTTGAGGTTAAAAAAGTAATTTAACGACGAGAAAATTTCAGAGTTGTTGCCTTGAATTCTGATCTGGCTTGCGCTGTTTGTCACATCCACGCCGTTGAGCCGGAACCAAAAATAGAACTCAGCAGTGCCACCTGTGGTTTTGTCCAGTTGAAACGATGTATCAAAGTTGTAGATTCCCTCGCTGTCCACAACGATGCGCGAGGTGGGAGAACCAAGATAAACACCATTGCTCAGGTCGGTGTTGTTGAACGTGATCGCCTTGGCTGTGTTGATTGTGGTGGCTGTCTGAGTGGTGGTGTCGTAGAACGATCCGTAGCGGCTGCGCTTAAACTCCCTTGGCGGTGGGGTCATTTGCAAACCCTCAACGGCTGCGGTCAATTTATTTAGCAGCGCCAATGCTTGATTGGCTTTGTTCTCGGCTGACGCAATGCTGACAGAGGTTTCTTGTGCCAATGCACTGATCTGCGCCAGCGCCTCGTTGGCTGTGGCCGCCGCCGTGTCTGCCTGGTACTCAAAGTCAGTCCCGACAATAACCTGGAGCTGATCGACGGCAGAAAACAGCAGCTCAAACTGCCTGATCTGCTGCTGGTCGGTCAAGAACTCCGCGAGCTGATCGCGGGTCAGGTTCAACTTGCGGGATTGTGGTGCGGTTGCCATCAGTATGCCAGCGCCTCGATCTGTGCCTCAAGGCGTGCAAACGACACATGGGCATCGCTGTCGCCACGGAAACGCTGGATGCGCCAGTTGCGCATGTGCCCCTGCTGGAACCAAGCCAGGCGCTTGGCTGTGCTGCCAATCGTGCCAACAGCAATGCTGCGGTCTTGACTCCAGGACAGGCCGTTCACGCTATAGCTGGTGCTGATCTGCGGGTTCTTGCCCAGCGCCACGCTGCCGGTCAGTGCGACCAACTCCAACTCATTGAAGATTGCGCCATTGCCTTCGTTGTAGACGATGACCGTGCCAAACTCCCAGCGCACCTGTTGGCCCCAGTGGTGGCCAATGTCTTGCACAAGGTAGCCGATGGAGCTGGACTGCGGATCGCCGACCAGCCACTTGTCGTATATCCAGACCATGTTGCGCGCGCGATACTGGTTGAAACCAGCCACGGTGGTGGTAAGAGTGAACCAGACAGGCTGCTCCAAAGCCTCAGATGCTGAGGCATCGTAGACCACCGTGCGGTCTGGCAGGTGGACGTAGAGGTGCTGGTGATTCTTGTCGTTGCGTGCTTCCAGTTGAACCTTGACCAGTTGCGCCTCGGTGTACTGAAGGAGCAGATTGTCGATTTCCTGCGTGCTGATTTTCTGGGTGGTGGCCGCTGCGCCAAGGTAGATGCCTGGGGATTCATTGCGGCCACCGCCCAAGAAGGCAATGCGTTCCAAGTAGATGCAGCAGGCGTGCGTGCCAAGAGCGCCCTTTTGAACTTGTGCGCCGTCAATGCGTGCGAATGGAAACAACTCGCCGCCCACGTTGTCGAAGACCTCCATCGTGTTCCTGTTGATGGCATAGACCTCGTTGCGCAGCTTGATGAGTGCTACAACAGGATCAGGGTCAACTTCTGAGCTGCCGTATTTCAGGGGGTTGACCTGGGTCGGGTCTGACAACTCGGTGACGACCAAATTGGCACCATCAGTAGTCATGAAGTAGCCGTCAACCCAGCAGAAGTCCAGCACTACGCCAAGGTCTGGATCAGTGACTTGCCGCAAGATTGGAGCCGTTGGGTTCCAGCCTATGGTTCCAGGAGTATTGACTGGAATCCAGTAATACAACCTTCCACCGGATGCAATGGCCAGCACATCAAAGCTGTAGTCCATCGTCACCAGCTCGGTGGTAGGCCCACCAACATCGCCCAGCACGGTCACAGTGCCATTGCTGGCCACGGAGACCAGCTTGGTGCCCATGACTCGATAGCAGACGCCGTTCCAGTTGATGCCGCCACGGTCAACGCCTGGGCCTGTGCCGTTGGCCACAATGCCATCGCCAGGCCGCAGGAATCCATTGCTGATGCCTGATGCCTTTGGCACTGGCACCATGTTCACAGGGTAGGCGGTGCGCAGCTCTGGTGTGCTGTCAGTGTAGATGCCGCTTAGGATTGGAACTTGCATGGCATCACTTTTTGGCTTTGTTGCGTGCTGAGATTGCCTTGGCCTTGGAGCGTGCGTCCTCCTTGGAGCTTGCGCCCCAAGCCTTCAGACTGAGCAGCAGCCTGGTCGGCTCGCCGTTTTTCATCTCTGGGCCAGGCATGTTTCCCATTCGAGCCAGGAAGCTGGCTCGCCTTGGGTTGTCGCCCGACTTAACAGGTGGCTTGATGTTCTGGCCTGCAGCTTTCAAGCTGGCGCGACCAGCAGCGTTCAAGCCGCCCTTTGGGTTCTGCCCTTCTTTGCGCTGCCATGCCGGTGTTTTCATCTGTACCTCGCCACTTTTGCGGCCACCTTCTTGGGCTGCTTTGCAAACTGTTTTCCCTTGGATGTGGCCTCGCGCTTGGCGCGGGTTGTTGCAGCGTACTCAGCCGGGGTCAAAGCCTTGATGGCCTTCTCAGGCAGATAGCGCTCTCCCGTCTCGCTGGACGGCTTGCCAGACTTGGTGCGCCAGTTCTGTGCGCTCCAGTCCTTGAGCGATTTCTGCGTGGCCTTCATGACTTATAACCTCCACCTTTGGCCTTGTACTGCTTGGCCAGCAACTGCGCCTTGCGAGCTGACCACTGCCCAGCTTCAGTGCCCTGCACAGCCTGCCCTTTGATCTTCTCGAACAGGTTCTTGCGCATAGTCGGCTTGGTATAAACAGCCGCCTTATTGACAGATGACTTGGGCTTGGTGGCCATCACGCAACCACCGCACCACGGAACCCAACAACCCACCAGTCAGTGCCAGCAAACTGGAGAGTTACTGAATCTCCAACGGCATTGAAGGTGATCGTGGTAGCACTTCCAAGATTGGCTGGAGTCAAAACACCAGTATCGCCACCAGCCGCTTCTGCGACATAAATAATTGTTTTCAGTTGCCCCTGTGCGCCATCAGCAAGAGTCAACGCATTGCCAGTTGCAGTTGAAGTAAAAGCAGTGACAAGACTTGTGATATTTACCGCACCTGGGCCACTCAATGCCTGAACTGTTGCAGATGCCCCTGTACCGCCATTGGCAACTGGCAGAGCGCCAGTCACGCCTGTGGTTAGCGGCAACCCAGTACAGTTTGTCAATGCCCCAGACGTTGGAGTCCCGAGAATTGGGGTCACCAGCGTTGGTGTGTTTGCAAATACATTTGCGCCTGTGCCAGTTTCATCGGTCAACGCAGCGGCAAGATTGGCGCTGCTTGGGGTTGCCAAGAAAGCGGCCACGTTTGAAGCTAAACCAGATATGCCAGTTCCAATCGGTAAACCAGTGCAATTGGTCAGAGTACCTGATGTTGGCGTGCCAAGGATTGGTGTGATTAAAGTCGGGGTGTTGTTGAAAACCAGCACGCCTGTGCCGGTCTCATCGGTCATTGCCGCACGCAGATTGGCGCTGGTGGGGTTTGCCAGCCAAGTTTGCACACCAGCGGCATAAACCGTCTCAGCGTTAATCTGATACCAGGAATTCGTTGCCTGATAGAACCTGATTGCTGTTGCGGTGCCAGCGGCCAGCGAAGTCACGCCACCAAAAATAGCAGTCGCACCATTGAGCGCAATGGTCAGCGAGGTGATCTCTTGCGTGGTCGTAATCAGCACCGTGGTGCCATCAGGCACGCCAGTGTTCAATGGCAGGGTGATCGTGCCAGTGGCCAGTGTGCCAGCAGGCTGCAGGAGCATCCACTGGTCATTGCTGACGGGTGTTGGCACAGTGATGTTAAAGCCTGTGCCTGGAACGTATAGGTTCGTCGCCAAGGTCGGAGATGCAAACGTCTGCTGGAAATATTGCAGAAGCTGCGTGACCGAGACCCTGCGTGCGTCACCATTGTTGGGCACATAGATCGGGAGCTGATCGCCACCGGATACTTGAGAAATGGGCGATAGTTGATTGATCGTGGGCATGACTGCTGTTCCTCAGTAGTATTCGATTGGGCCGTCTTGACCGGCCAGGACGGGATCGGCTGGTGGACGAATGAATGGATTGTCGTAGACGCGCCAGGGCTTGTTGCCTGCGCCTGCTGGCATGGTGCTGGGCAGTTGCTGCTCCATTGGCATGGCAGCACGGGACAGGAGCGTGTTGTACGACTCCTTGGCCGTGGCCTTGGTGTCAGGCATCACTTGCTTGCCGTAGCTCGGGGCCAACTTGATGGCCAGGTTGGTGTAGATGGCCTCGTTGGAGCTGTCGGGCACGTTGGTCTGCTCGTCCAGATCACTGTCCTGGGGGCTGGATGGCAGCGGGTATGACAGACGAATGCCCAAGGCATTCCAGGCGGCCAGCATGGTGTCCAGCCTGCGCAGAGCAGACTGCATTTGCTCTGGGCCAAGGTCGAAGGCATAGGAGGCCAGGCCAATCTCATCGAAAGCCTGCTCAATAAATTGGCGCTTGGTCCATCCCATGTCATTCTCCTGTAGACAGTCTGTCTTGGATCAATTGTCCCAGCTTTTTGTCCTTTGTGCGACCATCAAACCTGATTCCAAGTTCTGTGGCCTTGGCCTCCAGCTCAGTGCGGGTTGGGGGCGCATCGTCCTGCGGTGCAGCTTGCACCTCAATGATTGGGGCATCAATGCGGGATGGGTAATACTGCTTGATCGCTTTGCGCTCAAGCATCGCAATCTTTTTGGCTTTGCGCTTTTGCAGCCGCAACTCTCGCCACGGGGCGAGAGTTTTGGTCTTGACGATTGCGGCTGACTTAATCATTTCATTTTCTTCATCGGCGCTTTGCTTGGCTTGCCTGCGGCTTTTGCTGCCTTGGCTGCCGTGCTGAGTGCCATTGCAACAGCTTGCTTTTGTGGCTTGCCCGATTTCATTTCCATCGCAATGTTCTTGCCGATGGATTTCTGAGAGTAACCTTTGGTCATTGGCATTTCGTTCTCCAGTTAAAAAAACAGGCCAACATCTCTGCTGGCCTGTCTTGGTTTAGCCGCCGATGCGGTAGACGACGAAGGTGTTAGCCGCAGTCTTGCGGCAACGGAAACGTGCAGATGCACCAGCCGTAGCAGCAGTTGCGGCAGAACCAACGATGGTTACATCAGTATTGACCGTGAGAGTCAAAGCAAATGCAGCCAAAGTGATGACGCTGAAGTCGAACGAATCACCAATTGCCCACTCAGTTGCCAGATCAAGGTTTGTACCTGTTGGCAACTGGATGTCACGGCTTGCCGTAGGCGTTGCAGTGATGATGCCAGTCAGCACGTTGGCAGCAGTTGCCGCCATCGAGCCGCCATCAGCAATGTTGGCTGGCGCGCCCTGGGGCTGCCAGTTGCCGTTGTTGCTGATGTCAGGTGCAACGCCCACCGAGTAGTAAGCGCCCGATGCACCGGCCTGGATGGTCACGATAGTGGCATTGGTGAATGCGCCTGACACATAGGTGGTGTTCTCGACCACTTGCAGCAAATCCTGCGAATCAGGGAAATTGGGGAAACCAACTTCCTGAAACACATTTGCTGGTGAGAAGGCCTGAACAGCGATTTTCTCGCCAGCAGGCACGGTAACAACAGCAGTGCCCTGAGTGAAAATTACTTGATAGCTCATGATGACTCCTTATGCTTGACCGAACAGCAAGATGCCAGACATTTCTGGCTGCTTATTGACCACACCGAACAAGGTATCGAGACGATACTTGGTTTTCATGGTGTTGACATCGTATTGCTTCTGCATGACCAGCTCGATGCCTTGGTCGGTGCTTGCACGCATCACTGCGACACCAGCATCAGACGGGACAGCGTAACGGCCAGGCAGAATCTCCAGCGCATCTTTCTGCCAGAAGCAGTTGATGGGTGCTGCAGCCACGTTCAGGCGCGTGATGGTGCGGCCAGAAGCTGGGGTCACGATGACGTTTTGATACTGCAACTCAGCGTCAGTACCGCCCTGGGCCGAGATGATCGGGGGGGTGATGACGCAGGTCGTGGCGTTAACCACTTGCACCACACGGAAGGTCTTGGCAAAGCCAGTCCCCTGTTTGGTGATGTGATGCACAGCCTCAACGCCTTGAATCTGGATCGGCGTACCGGCAGGCAGGTCAGTGGTGCTGGAGACCGTGATGGTCTGGAAGCGGTTGTCCACGTTCTGGGTCTCGCCGGTAGCAGCGGTCTGGGTTGCTTGCGGAACGTAGTAGTTACCGGCAGCAGCCAAGGTGCTCATCGTCGGGTCTGAACCAGTGCGAGCTGCGATGCGGTTTGCGTAGTCCAGCTTGTAGGTGTCAAAGCCTGCAACCATGCCGACATAAGAACGCTCGAAGGCGTTGTTCGACTTGTTGCCAGCAAAGCTGCGGGACACAGATGCACCGCCAGCGCCACCAGCAATGTTGCCAGCGATGCCGTTGTAGTCGCGTGAGGACAGGGCCATGTAACGATCAAAGGATTGGACGCCCTGCTCGTTCATGATGCTGTCGCACAGGGCCACATCGTCGTAGTCACCAGCAGCGGTGTTCACGGTCACGACCAGCGAGCCTTGGGCTGCGGCCACGTTCATGATGGCGATGTTGATGTCGGAGGCCAGCTTCTGCTTTGCAGCATCGCCCAGACGACCTTCTTGCAGGGCATCACGCAGCTCCAGTGCGTCCAGGATGAACGGCACGGACTTCTGGAAGCCGAGCGTTGCAGGGACGGTAAGCTGGGTGTAGGCAGTGAAGTTGCCGGTCTGATCCATGCCATCGTACGACTGTGCGATGTAGGGCTGGGGACGATAGATCACGTTGTTGGTGCGCTCCATCATCGAGCCATCAGTGTTGTAGATGGACACATTGCGGGACAACACCAGAGCATCGTTAAAGCCTTCGAGGATGTCCTCGAACGCAACGCGCTCTTCTTTTGAAAAACTATTAGCCATGATTGACTCCTAAAAAAATTACTTGGGTGCTGATCGTTTCTGCGCCCGATACTGAATGACTTTCGTCATGTTGCCAGTACGGGCTGCTTCTTCTCTCAGCCGTTCGAGGGTTGAGTCCACCGCACCTGAAGATCGTCCAGTTCCCGAGACGATACGCTCTGGTGAGGGTGCTGCTCTGCGATTGGTAACTTTCAATTCTTTCTCCAGTTTCGCTACCGCAAAGGCAAACTTTACGGGGTCTTTGATGTCGGACAACTCCTTGGCCTTCTTTGGGTTCTTTCCAAGTGCGTAGACGACAAGAGCAGGATTATCTGCACCTTGCAGCATGACACCTTGCTGGGTGATGTTGAAGAGTTCCAGGGCCACGGCCTCGGCATCCTCAAAATCCTTGACTCGCAGCTCGGCTTTCGCCTTGCCGTAGCCATCCAGTTTGGCTTTCCAGGCCTTCTGCTGATTCATAACTTCAGCTTCTTGCCTGGCGCTGGCCTCGTCGGCTTGTCGCTTGCGCTCAAACCAGTCGGCCAATGCTGCCTCGAATTTATCAGCATCGTAATCGTGATCTTCCAGTTTCGGCTTTACTCCCAGCACGACCGGCTTGGTCTCAGTCTGTGCGGTTGTTTGCAGCTTGTTCTGAAGTTCGCGGTTCTGACGTTGCAATTCTCGGTTCGTCTTGCGCAGCTCGCGTACCCATTCAGGCGCATGAGTCTGTTCTTCGGGAGGTGGCGCTTCCTCACCAATGCTGACAACAACTTCCTCGGTATCTTCAGTTTCTACCTCGTCAACGGGTTCGCTGACTACGATTTCCTCTTCTTCTACCTCGACTTCGCTGTCATCAATTTCTGCCTTTTCATTCATCTTCAACCCCATCAAACTCACCCATTAAAAACGGCTGGGTGGATACCGTTAATTACATTCTCGCCCTTTTTCTGTCATCTGACAACGGGCTGCACAATCTGGCCGCGCAATATCTGCTGCACGGCCTCTGCATTTGTGAGCGCCATATTCTGGGCGGTCTCGTCAACCTTGCCGAGCGTCTCCAGCGTCTTGGCTCGGCTGAGTTCCGCATCGGCCACGGTCTTGACGGTGTTGGCACGGGCCTGGGCGGCCTTGGCGGTGGCCTCCTCTGCCGCTGCCTGTAAGTACATGGCATTCGGGTCTTGGGGCTTGCCCTGCATCTCGGCCATGAGTTCCTGGGCCTCTTCCTCGGTGGGCTGGACCACTCCCATGCGCAGGAGTTTCTTGCGGAAGTAGGCGTTTGTATCGCTGAGGCCTTCGCCCTCCATGTTCATCATAGCCATTGCGGTCAAGACTTGCGCAGTCTCTGGGTCTTGCGTCATGGCAAGCATTCCGGTCAGGGCACGGACGGTTGCCTGCTTTTTGCTGCTGCTGGACGGGCCAACCTCGGCAATCACATCAAATGTGGCAGAGCTGAGATCGTTCTCCATGACCATCGCGCCTGTTTCTGTGTCAATCGCAGGCTTCATGAGTTCGACCACGCTTGACTCACCAGTTGGTGCAATGGCCTTCATCTTGCGTTTTTCTTCAACGTAGATGTCTCTTGCCATGCTCAGCCAGATTTCTCCGGAGCGTTTCATGCCCTTGGCAAAATTGCTCATGTAAATGAAAGACTGCATGTCCACACGAGTCTGGATCAT